CTTATCCAGAAATGTTAGTCCGCTTTTCTTTGCAGACTCAAAAAGAAACTATCAACTGCATTATTTCTAAAAAAGAATTGGTGGATGAATTACTTATGTTACCTGATGGCACAGAACTTGCTGTTTATGGTAGGTATAATCAAAAAAGGCAACTAGTTGTGGTGAAAATGTGTGTGCGGAAAATACAAAAAACTATTCCTTAAAAGGAATAGTTTTTATTTTTACATATATTGTTCTACATGTTCAATTTCTTTTTGTAATTCTTTTTCATCGTACTTATCATACTTACCAGCTTCATGTGCAATCTTTTTAATTTCATGCATAGCTCTTTTCTCAACAAGCCATTTTTTCATACTATGTTTTTTTGCATCTTCATTTAGAGAATCTAATTCTTCTAAATTTGAATCCAGTTTGTTCAAAACATCTGCAATTTTTATCAATGCTTTTGCTTCTTTTTCTTCATAGTTTGACATAATAGATAACACTCCTTAAGTATTTGATACTTTAAGTCTACTCCTCTATTATTTTATTTGCAAATAGAATATATGAGATTGAACTAACTCAAAATAATAGAATTAAATTATAATTTAGTTACTTTGTCAAGTAAATTATATTTACCTATTAAAATTATTTTGTTAGAATATTATTGAATAGTAACATACAGATAAAGGAGGTAATTTATTTGCGTAATGTAAAGGAGTATGCAAAATTCTTTTTGAAAAAAGATATTATTGAATCTCCTAATACTTTTGACGGAAATATGAAACTTCAAAAACTTTTATTTTTTGCAAATTTGATTAATTACTCTATGCATAAGAAATTACTTTTCAAAGAAGATATGCTTGCTTTTGAAAATGGTACTGTAATAGAAGAAGTGCGCCAAAAATATAAGAATGAGTATTATTCTTTTATGAACGAGTCTAAACAATTTGTACCAAACTTTACTGAACAAGAATATGAAGTTTTAGATAAAACTGTCAGCATTTTTGGAAAACTCTCTGCAAAAGACTTATCTAACTTAAACCATGAATTTGATTTTTGGAATGTTCGATTTGAGAATTCAACTTTAAACAATGGATTTCATGATAAAAATTTAGCAAAAATTACAAAAACTGATATTTCTAAAGAAATATATAAAATAACTAGTATATTAGATACTTATAATCAAAATTTTGTTAATTCAGATGAAACATACGAAGTTATTAATGGTATAACTTTTTATTATAATCCACGCGAAATTAGTTTAGAAAGTATATTACCTCAGTTAGAAACATTTTCTGTACTACCAGATACTACTGATGACACTTATTCTATATACCTAGAAAACGGAGATCTGGTGATTGTTTAATGGTAGCTGTAGGAGAAGCTTATTTGGGTAAAATAAGTTATTTAGATGGAGTAATGCCTTCATACTATAGACCCTATCTCGTTGTCGAAGTATTAACTAATGGAATATATGTATTAAACGTTTCATCTTCAAAAGGTAAAGAAACTAAACTTTTATATGCTTCAAATTATGAACTAACAAAATTTAATCCTCCTTTTGTAAAACCTAGTTTTGTAAAATTGGATTCCAAAACATTCATTCCTGATCAAGATTTACAAACATTAAAATTACTAAGCAATGGACAAAAATTAAATTCTAGAGATTTAAATAATATCTTAGCCCAATTTAAAAGCTTTTCATAAAGAAAAGCTTTTTTATAAACTTTTAAAATCATTATCTTTAATTAACCAAATATTTTGAAAAGGAGAATTATTAATGGAAATATTTAAGCAAAAAATTATAAAATTTTGTACAGAAAATAAAATATTTGAACTAGCAAAAAATTGCAGTTCAAAAAAACATGATTATACAGAGAAAGAAATATTGGCTCTCTCTGATTGGAACCATATAAAAAATTATTTATGTGATTTAAATTCTGACTTATTCGCTATATTTCGTTCTAAATATGGAAGAATGCGACATAAAGGTGATGATGGTTTAAATGCCATTGTTTCTCCTATTAATTATGAACTTTCTTCTTTAATAGACTACATTACAAATTTAACAGTAAACAATTATGAAGAGCTTTCTTAAAAAACTCTACAAAAAAAGACCACCTTATCATGAAAAGTGGTCTTTTTTTGAATTCAATATTTTTTATGTAAAAAAAGCCGCCTCATTGGGGTAAGGCGACAAGAGGTAGTAATAAAATGAAAAATAAAATTGTTTGGTAAATATATTTTACCGCTTTCTTTTTTAAATTTCAAGTTTTCATTTTACAAAACAATTGTATTTTATTTATAATTCGAATATACAATTGTATTAAAAACACCTACTAAACATACACAACTTGGGGAAGTATTGTGCGTCTTCAGTAGGTGTTTTCTATATACACAAGATAATTTCGTTTTAACTACTATGATAAATTCGAACCATCAACCTAATGGTCATGAGCCGTTTGCTCTAACTAGCTAAGCTAACAATTTTTAAATAAAAAATAACAGATCCTTTAACATGTAAAGAATCTGTTTAGAAAAAAGAGTATGACATAAATCCTTGTCTTAAGTTTAACACAAAGACCCTAATCTAAACTAGGGTCTTTTTATTGATACATCGATAATAGTTTCTCATAACTAATTACTGTTTTTTCTTTTTTGTTTTTTGGCTTAGAACTGTCTATAATATTAATTACTGCTGAATTAATTAATAAAACAGCTATTATACCACTTCTAATTTCTTTTCTGTAAATAAATGATACTTTCTGTCCTTCTTCAAACTGTTTACTTTTATCTGATGGTATAACTTCTTTCCATTTTCCAAATCCCATATGATGATCTCCTTTCGTTTTCAACATTCAGAGCCTATCAATTTAATCTTATAAAAAAAACGTTCCAATTAAATTGGAACGTTTTACCAAAACCTTTATTATGCTTTAAAAATATTAACAGCTTGCATACCGCGCTGTCCTTCTTCAATATCAAAAGTTACTGCTTGTCCTTCTTCTAATGACTTAAAACCATCCGCTTGAATTGCTGAAAAATGAGCAAATACATCATTACCATCTTCACCTGTAATAAATCCAAAACCTTTGTCTGAGTTAAACCACTTTACTGTACCGTTGTTCATATATGTTTCCTCCTTGTGCATACCCTGTATGCGATTTGTTGCAAAAAATATTTGATAAGCAAAAGGAGAATTATAGTCTTATGTATAGCGCTCTCGTTACATGTCAAAATTGATTACTTATTTATAATACCATACTATTTCCTATAAAGCAAATGAATGTATTAAAACATGATGGACCAATACTATAAAAAGGTTATAATCCATCTACTCTAGACATGAAATATAAATATACGATACAAAAACCCCCTTGCACAATTATGATACAAGGGGCCTGTAGTCTTTTACTACAAGTAATTGCTTTATTATTCTAGCAAATTAGTTTTGTTAATTCAACCAATAAAACTATTCACAACTTATTAACAAAATTGTGTTTGGCTTTAAATTAGAACTGGGATATTAAGGAATATCGCTAAAGTAGCTGTACTACAATTTTCCACTTATTTAAAAGGAAACTGTTCTCAAGTAATAGTAGCTTAGAAATAGGCTAATTCTATTTTTTATTAGGATAAATTCCGTACACATTATCCTTTTCATAAATTCAAGCTTAACCTTGTTATAAAAAAAGAAAATCGGTTATGATTAACAAGTAAAATCTAAAAAAACACCTACCGCACAGACAACTGCTTGGGGAAGTACGTGCATCTGTGGTAGGTGTTTTCTTATGTAATACAATAGCTTTAAACTAAGCTACGTATGAGTAAAATTAAAATGCACCTATCTTAGGACTTGGGAAAAGATAGGTGCACCCTTCTTGTATTATTAATAAAAGAAGGTCATACTATGAATTTATTAAAAGGTAACTATATTTTAAACCTATTTATTCTAAATTTCAACAATAAAAAGCACCCTATCAATCATTGATAGAGTGTGAACGAGAAATTTAATAATGTACCAAATGTAAGGATATTATAAAAAAATTTGAGAGATTTTTCAATACTTCTATGATTAGAAATTTTATTTACTCTCTTTACCAATTCTGTACCCAAAAGAAAAACAACTTAATGCCAATGCGATTATTGAAAGTATGACCGCTAACATATCAATCACTCCAATTTATGCATATTCTAATAACCAGTTCCCCAAGTATTATTTGGATCACCATCATTTGGACCAACAGGAATGTAAATTCTTGTTCCGTTTGAATCTGTTCCACCTAACCAAACATAGCCGTCAGCTACATGGACTGAATCATATCTAAATTGCGCACCTTTTGGCCAGATACCATATACTGGCGCATACAGACTAGGTGAGCCAGTACGTAACACAATCCCTTCATTTACGTCAATAGTGAATATTTTAGCTGGTCTAGGTTTGCTATTTTCCCACAATTCCGCAATATCTCCATCGTTCGCATAACCTAATAATTTACCGCTATTTTCAATCCGATATAGATTTTTACGACCGTCTAATTTCTGTGTGATTGTACCAACTTGTGTCCATAAAGTGTTTGCATTAATATGTTGTTCGATTAGCGCATCTGGATTTTTATAGATCGTTGTAAAGCGAACATTCTGCCCTACTTTATACTTTGGTTTATTTGGTTTTCCGGGGTTTACAATAACATCGTGACCATCTTCAGGTAACCCAGTTTGTAAGTCTTGTGCTAATTGTGCTTTACTAATTCCCCAACTTGCTAAATAGCCATATGGGTCGGTATGATCACCCCACCAAGTTTTAGACACCCAATCGTGCGATACAATTCCGTATCCTGTACCATCATCTAAATCAAATGTTGCGCCGATTTGAGTTGCTAAATCGCGAATCAAATTAACATAGGCTGCATAGTCTTTCTTGAACGTTTCTTTGTTATTCGTTCGAGCTAATTCGATTTGTGCATAGGCTTTTGCATTCGCTGTTGGTCCTGCGCCCCATTGGATTTGACCAGCTGGCGCTAACTGTTTCACTCGACCACCAGAACCAACAAAATATGAAACATAAGCATTTTGCCAATTTCGTTTCATATATGCCGTTTCATTATCTAAACTGTTTGGACCAACATTATTTCCATTTCCTGACTCATGCAATACAATCAATTCGTTAGTTGCATATCCAGGGAAATAACCGCCAAAATTGATTGGGTCTTGTTCAATCTGGTAAGCATCTACATTAATTGTAGGTATAAAAAATAGAGCGATTAACGCTCCAATTAAAATTTTCTTTTTCATTTTTTTGCTCCTTTCAATTCTATTATGTCATGTTCCGCTTCTTGCATTCGACCCTCTAATTTAAAGGTTCTTTCAATTATCCCATTATGTTTTTCTACTTTCTTTTCTAGCTGTTCAATTCTGTAAGCTGTCAAATTGGCGCTAGCTACAACTCCAATAAACGCGCCAATTGTGCTGCCTACTAATCCTATAACAGCGACAACAATTTCATTTGACAAAATAATTCCTCCAATAATAAAAACCGCTTAGCCTTTGCTAAACGGTTTTCCTGTCATTTTTGTAAATTCATCTTCTGTTATACAAAGTGGTACAAATTCTGCAACTTGTTCATCTGTAAAACAGCCCCAGTCATACATCATTTTAATGTCATCAAATGTAAACATTTTATTCCACTCCTTCTTCTAATTTTTCGTTAATTTCTTTTACCTGATTGGTTAATTGATTAATCGCAAGCATTGATTTTGCACTAATTTGCGCAAAATTATCTGCTTTTTTCGTTACTTCTGAAAGCTCTTTTTTTAAATTCACGTCATTAACCATGAGTTTTGAATTCAATTGTTTTAATTCCGCATTTTCGGCTTGTAATACCTCAATGTCGGTTGGTGGTGCTGGCTCTGGTTCTGGCACATTGTCAGGATCATATATTAAGCTTGTTCCGTCCCAACGATAATTAAAGAAATCTGTTGGTTCTTTTTCTACTTCAAGTTCAATCTTATTCGGTTGTTTCATTGTGGAATATCCATCTAGATAACCTTGAATATCATCAATCCAAATTTTCATGTTCTCTTTCCTCCTAGTATTCATAAATCGCACTTAACGCAAACATTTTACTGCCTGAACCAGCCGTATCACTAGAAGAGGCATTCATATCATTACCTGTAATTTTAGTATCCTTAATATATAAATATTTCCGTACTAAATTAGTATAGTATCCATGTAATAGGAAAATAACGCCTCCAGAACCTGGGTTCTGTGCATGCTGTTTAGGAATAACGAAAAAGTGATAACATGCGCCGTTCAAAATTCCTTCTTTTGTGTATTCTTGCCACTGCAAAATCCAACCATTCTCGCACTGTGAAAGTGGCTTAGATGGCACTTGACCGTTTCCTGCAGCTCCCCCATACCATGCACCTGTCCACAACGGTTCTTTTTTGGTGATTTTTTGATATGCTTTGTCCGCATCTATTTTCTTTAGATACGATTCAAGCCCATCAATTGCGGCAGTATGTGTTTTAAGATAAATTGGTTTTCCTTTTTCTTTTAATTGAACAATATCTGTTGTTGTCATTACACTTCCCCTACCTTTTCAAACGTAATTGCTGGCAATCCATCTAGCTTTGTTTTATCTTCTTTAGACATCAAGCCATTTTTTATTGAGGTTGCAACGTCTGTCGTTGTTGCATTTTGCCCTGCTGGACCTTGCGGACCAACGTCTCCTTTATCTCCTTTTGGACCTTGTGGCCCTGGGTCTCCCTTTTCACCTTTTAATACTTCTGGTTTCCCTTCCACGGCATTCCAATGTGTTTGAGGAAATACCTGTGTTCCTCCTTGTTTTACTTTAACAATGTCTGTCATTGCACTTCGCCTACTTTCTCAAACGTAATATCAGGTATTCTGTCAATGGCTTCTTGGACTTTTTGGTCGACATATTGTTGATTCACTCCGCCACCACCAGTTGCTGAAATCACACCATCTTCTGAAATAGAAATATTCGCTCCAGCAGTATAACCTTTCAACTCTTCCAGTTTCGATTTTAGTTCAGTGGTAAAATTTTGATCTGTTTGTTTTACCGCAGACAACGTGCCGTCTTCTGCAATTTCTAACAGTTGGCCAACCTTTATTCCGCCCAATTCGTCTGTAGTAGCGATTGGAAGAATATACACGCCTCCCTCGCCATTTGACAATCGTTGAAACATTTCAGAAGTGATAATACCGTCTGTTTCTTCTGTTGCGTAAGGAAGTTCTGTCAGTGCATTTTCTAAGCCTAGATCTGCTTTAGTGATAATTACTGCCCCAGTGTATCCATTAACAGATAATACTTTTGATTGACCCGCAATAATTTTTTCTAATCCTCGAACAGCAGATACATGTGTTATAGGATAAAACTGACGTTCCACACCATTTTCTTCGGTTTCCATCATGCGTTTTGCTTTAACCACTTATTTCACCCACTTTTTCAAACACATAAGTGTTCTGTTTTGTATCATCAACTGTTGCGATAACCAATGCCCCATCGGTCACAGAATAATCAACTGTTCCAACAATTTCTGTTTCATGATTCAGCGAGAAAGCATCATCTTGTAAAATAATCAAGTCACTTATTTCGCCATATTCTAACATATACAAACGTTTTTCTAATTTCTGATACAAATATTCCATATCTGCCAATAAACGTTCAGAAATTGAATTATGGCGCACTCCTTGAATATCGATACGTGCATCCATTAGTTCGGCTAACATTGTTCCGCCTGGATCAACAGTTTTTAAAATATCTTTGATTGATTCAAACCATGAAGTGAAATCTGTTTTTTGCGCATCTCGCCATGCTTCAAACTCTTCTTTTCTAGCATTCATCCAATCAGTAAAATCGTCTTTGTTTTCGTTGATAAAAGCGGTCATGTCTGCGATTAAATCTTCAATGGACTGCCAATAAGAACCCATTTCACCTTCTGTTTTAGAAGCAGCATTTATTACGAAATAAGAAAAATTCTGCGTTGTGCCGATTAAATTATCGCCTTTGTAAATACTAAAATAAGCTTCTTGTCTGTGTAACGACTGCATAGAATATTCATCAAAGGTATACTGAATAATCCCCTTTTTAGCATCTATAATTTTTGCTAAACGTTGAATCGGGAATTTATTATTAATAACTGACTCTAAAAAAACTTTGCAGAGACTTAAGTCTAACGGCAAAGCATTTTCTACAATATTTACTTCTAAGACTTCTGTGTTCTTATTCCCTTGCCGTACATTAATAATACCGACATAGTTGTATGGTTCGGTTGTACTTAGCGTTGCTTGCCATTTAACCATTTGTGCACTCCTTTTTAAAAATTAATTACATCACGTGGATTGATTCGTTGCCACTGTGCGCCTTTCCACACTTCAAAATGAAGATGAATACCTTTAGCAAGCCCAGTGGAACCCATTATTCCAACACGTGAATTGGTCGTTACTTTATCGCCTATAGCTAAATCAACAGAATTTAAGTGACCGTAATAGGTCCAATAACCATCATCGTGTTTAATGACAACATAATTTCCTCCAGTTCCATCATAAGTGACGGTTTCAACTGTGCCGCTACGTGCCACATAAACAGGTGGCGTACTTCCAGCAGGAACTGAAGCAATATCAATTCCACCATGAATAACGTTCGTTCCCCAGCCAATTTGATCCCATTCTTGTGTAATCGTATAGCTAGATCGTACAGGGTTCATCCACGTTGGATTACTGGGTTGCAACCCATGCAATTTGTTATACCAGTAAATCGCCATATCAATCCGCTCTGGATGAGTAACTGCTGGTCGCTCAAAGTTGGCTTCAAACGCCAACGTAGCTGTTCCTATATCTGTTAATGCTTTAAATTGTGCAACGGAATATGGATAAGCAGAAGTAGGAATATACTGACCGTTGTGCATATGCCAGTCCAGTAATTGAAGTTGCGTATTAATGTTTCGATAGTCACCACTAATACCAGCTTGTGCTAATAAACGTTGAACATATGCACGACCACTTTCACCAGCTACAGGTGATGTCCATTGAACTAAGCCATAGCCAGGACCGCCACCACCTTCGTCAATGTCTGGCATAATGCCTGATTCTTGTTCCATATTTCCTAAAATACCTGCAGTTGCTTGTTCGCTATAACCTTTAGATTTTAAGAACTGCCAAACTGCCCAAGCGTTTTTCTCTTTTTCAGTAGACAATTCTGGAGGTGTACCGCCACCGCCACCAGTACCGCTTCCTGGAATAAGTTCTTGACCTTTTAAAATTATTTTATCCACATATATCGTAGAAGAACTATCCTTACCGACAAAATAAAAATCATTTCCTAAATGATATTGCTGTCCTCCCGCAAGCGCTATTCCAGTACCTTTTCGATTAGAAAAACCGATAATATTTGTCTTTGGATCATCACCTATTATGAGAAGAGAATTACCATCTTTTATAACTGGATTTCCGTTTTCATCTCTTAAATCAGGAAAAGGATTTCCCTTTGTTCCCATTGAACCAACGTGATTAGCCCCATTCCAAAACTCCATTCCTTTTTTGGTTAACTGCATAATTTTTTTACTGTTATTTCTGATTTCTAACAAACCATTTACTAATCTCAATACATCGCCTGTTTTGTTAAAAGAGTTCTGAAATACATTTGCATCGATAATTCCTGTTTTAATAAAGTTCGCATTAAACTTACCATCTAAAGTCCATGCTGTAGAAAATGGACCTTGCCAGCCTTTAGAAGAAAAACCTATACCACTTTTATTAATTCTTAGTACTAATTTTGCTTTTTCTAATTTAGCATTATCACAGAAAAATAAATCTGTAGGTCTGTTTTTTGGCCACCAAATCACGTGACCACCATCATTTCCTGAAATAATATTTGTCACAACATCAATAAAATTACTTGCATATTGTTTACCTGTGTAACCTTTTAATGTTTCAGCAATTTCTTGCTTTTGTTTCTCAAAAAACGTGTATTTTGTATCTCCTGCTTCTAAGGATTCTACTCTTTCAGCTAAAGAATCATAAACAATTTTTGTTACTTGTGCAGTGATTTTTATATTATATCTTTCATGAAAAACATCAAACGTATCAAATAAACCAATTGTTCGAAACGATTTAAATCGTTTTGCTAAAGCTGAATCTTCCATTTTTCTTATATTTAATTCAATGGATACTTTAGGTTTGTCACAATTAGGATTTAGTGAAGAGAAATATTTTTTTGCAACGTTGTTTAAACTAGTTTGATTCGTAACTCCTTGTTCTTCTGTAAATTGCACATATTCTGAATAAATCTCTCCATCATAATGATTAATATAGGGAGAATCCACTTTATTCCCGTATATTCTTTCGGTTTGCCCTTCGTTATTCTGAACATCTGCATATGGAAAAACTCTTGTTAACAAACCATCAAAATTAATATCTACTTTTAATCCTGACAGATTTTTTCTATATCTAAACGTTGTAACATGGTCTTTTCCTCGTCTATTCAATAAAGAAAGTTTAAATGGTTCATGTTTCATTTCGCCGCCATAAATTTGGTTGAAAGAACCATCTATCCCTTTTATGCACTGCAAAGGATTTGTCACTTCAATTTTTGTAGAGCCAACACGAGTAATATCACTAAATAATCGAATATCACTTTGTTGGTCCATTGCTTTTTCTAAACGTTCCATTGCTTCTTCACATGTGGCTCGTTCAAACGTTAATTTTTTAACCGCACGATTTCCTAATTTCATTGTTCGAGATTTTGCATAAACATATAAAACGCCTGTAGCCATATCTTTGTAATGATTATAGATATAAAAAATATGGTAATTATCTTCTACATTAGGCTTACATTTTATTTGATAATTATGATTTTCTAATTGCTCTGAATACTTAGCATTAATTGGAAAAGCTAATTCAGCAGTATAAGCTCCATTTCCTTCTTCTGTCACCAAACACTTTTTACAATCAGCAAGAACGCCAATTCCTCCCGCTTCAAAATCGGTATCTGTTGGACTATATAAAATAGGCTTCATATCTTTGTTTGCCACCTCGGTTCTAAACTAATCTTTTTTACATTACTACTCCAAGTAATATGGTTTTCTCCTGCATCTAAATAAGGATACATTTGATTGTTCAATAACTTTTTATGTTCATTTACTAAGATTCCATCTACTTCTCGGTATGTTTCCATCACATCAGGATCAGAATCAATAATAATATCTGATGTAACGTTAGAAAATTTTGTTTCTCTTCCGTTAATTGAAATAGTTATATTGCCAGAGCCATATATTTTAATCTTAGGATAAGAAATATAACGTTCTGGATTAAAAATAGAACCTTGCTTATCAAGATAAATTGGATGCATACCGAAAACATTTTTCTTAAATGGAGCAATACTCAGATCAAACGAAAAAGGAACTCCTCTTAATGTCTGAGAAGTCCCTTCAAAATTAGGTTCATTTATTACAATTGCTTGGTAAATATAACTAGGGTCCCAATAAGCTACAAAATCTACATACTCGCCTTTGGTATCTAGTGCTTCAGTGATTAAATCTTCATAATGCTGAATACGATCCATAGTAGGTGATAAATAAAAACACTCCAAGGTTTGTTCTACATTGGTATAGTAACCACCATCATTGACAGCTAGTTTATTTAATCCTGAAACTTCTTCAAGAGTAAACACTCTTTTTGCTTTTTTCTTTTTTGGTCTTTCAGTAATAAATGCATTAAACTCTTTGCTCCAATGATTTCCTAATTTAAACCAACCATCTAACATATTATCACCCACCAAATACTTCTTTATTTTTTAAATCAACAAATTTATAGGTCAAATATTCTGCAATTTGATCCAATGTCTCTTTTGGTAAATTCCCGTAAGCTGTTAAATGTAAATGAATTTCATCACTTGCTTGTTGTTTAGATAAACTTTTATCTACCGCTGTTTGGATATAGCTCATTAACTTATCTAACGGTGCGACAGCTTCTTTTCCAGCTTCACCGCCACCTAACAACTTATTTCCAGAAGCGCCAAAGATTGTTGGCTTAGTTAAAATCCCTCCATCAGCAAACCATTTCACATCAATACCTGATGGATAAGAAATATTTTTACCAAATATCTTTTTCGAACTCCATTTCAAATCAAAATGAGGCATTGGTGGTAGTTCAATTTTTGGAAATTTTAATCTTAAAGATTTAAAAATATTTTTTACAGCATTTACTTTGTCCTCGAAAGAACCAAATAAAAAGCTAGTAACTGTCTTAACTGAAGAAGATAAGATTTTAAATGCCGAATCAGCAGGATCTGAAAAACGTGCCCAAAATTCAGTCCACCATTTCTGTAGCCTATCCCATTGTTTTGAGAACCATTCTGTTATTGAACCCCAATTTTTTATCACAGCAATTACTCCTGCAATAATTCCTGTTACAGCAATAAGTGCTAAAGTGACTGGTCCGCCTAATATTCCTACTAAAGCAGTTAATGCACCTGCAACTCCAGCTAAAATTCCTACTATTGTTCCTACACCTAAAAAAGCCGCTATAAAAGTTTTAACTGGCCCTGGTAAATTTTGAAAGCTTTTAAGAATTTCTGTTAATCCTAATAATAATGGTTGCAATGCAAGAGCTAACTCTTCTCCTATTGGTACTAATGCTAGCTTTAAATCATTCCATGCACCTTGCATTTTTTGACTAGTCGTTGTCGTATCTTCATTTAATTTATCTGCTGCTCCTTGAACATCCTCATAACCACCTTTAACACTCATTAGAGAAGTTAATACTTTTAGACTATTATCTTCTCCTAGAGCACTCCAGACAGTGGAAGCTAAAGATAATGCCTCAGTTTTATTCTCCATCTCACCTAAATCAGTAAGAAGTGACTGGATAACTTCTGCTTGAGAAGCTCCACCATTTTTAAATGATTCAAACAATTCTTTTGATTTTTGAGAGAATGAATCAATATTTTCTTCAATTCTCCCATCTGTTAAAGAAATTCCTATTTCCTTAACAACATCATTTACTTTATCTAAGTTGTATGCTCCATTTCGAGTACCATTTTCTAAAATTTGGAAAGTTTCAGAAGCAGTGAAGCCCATTTGAGCCCATAATTGAGAATACTCTGCCATATTATCGCCAACTTCATCTGCCCATGTACTTCCATTTCTTTGAAGTGCTACTGTAATCATGTCTAAGGCATGCTTTCCAGTAATTCCATAGTTTTCTTGCATTGCTGCAACACCACGAATTGTTTCTTTTAAATCTACTTCAAAAGTATTTTCTAACACTTTGGCATCTTGAACTAACTGACTTAAATCTTGATTGCTCATATCCCCAAGATTTTTAGACACTAAAGCAACAGCATCTGCTGCTTCTGACATATCCTCAAATAAACCACTACGAAAAACATCTGTTAATGCTTGTTCGTATTTTTTAGCAGATGCCGTGCCTGCTACCCCCATAGAAGCGTTTAATTTCTTTTGAGCATCTTCTACTTCTGTAAAAGCTTCAATTGTTTTTCCAGCCATATCTTTGGCTTTATCAGACATACCGCTTAAAGCTTCTCCTGCATCTAACAAATTTCCTTTACCTATTTTGTCATCGATTTCTTCTAAAGTATCACCAATTTTATCTAAAGCATCATCTGCTTTATTTGCATCACTTTTTAAACCGTTCAAATCAGAAGAAATTTTTTGTACAGAGTTCCCATCATCAATGGAATCTAACGTTTGTTTCATTTTATTAATATCTACAGTTTGACCTAATGCAGCCCTGCCGATTTTATTTAATGCATTTTCTAGTTGAGAAGAATTGGCTTTTCCTTCTTTAATTGCGGCTACTAAGCGAGTACCTAAAACATCCGAAAAATCATTTATATCCGTTCCTGTAGCTTCAAAAAATGTAGATAAGCGTTGCGTATTTTGAGCTAGTTTTTCTTGTTCCACTTTCATACTTGATAATTGGCCTTTATACCCGTTTAAAGCACCTTCAGTTTCCTCGATTTCTCGTTTAAACTTCCGATACTGCTCTTCACCAATTTCTCCAGATTTAAATTGCCGTTCAACATCTGCTTGAGCACCTTTCAAAGCATCTAGCTTATTCGTGGTTAATTCTATTTGTCGAGAAAGCAATTCTTGTTTTTGCGATAATAGTTCTACATTATTTGGATTTAACTTTAAAAGTCGCTCGACATCTTTTAATTCCTTTGATACATTTACCGATTGATCAACAATACTTTTCAAACCACTTGTAACGCCTTTTGTATCCGCATCAAGCGCAATTGTAATACCCGAGATTTTTTTCTTCGCCATAAATTCTCCTCCTTTCTAAAATGCATCAAAATCTGCCTGAGTTGCTTTTCTTGTTTTAATTTTTGGTTCTGATTTTTCCTGATGATTATCTATCCATTCTTGAACAAAATCTAAACATGCTCCTATTTCCATTAATTGCATTTCCTCGTTAGATAATCCTACTTGTTTACAAATAAAAAGAAATGACTCCGTGGTGAGTACTTCATCACTAGAAGCCATTTCATCATTTACTTTTTTTTTGATTGAATACTATGTGAAATTAATTCTTGAAGTTCATTGGCAAAATCTGACAAAGGTAAAGAATCTAAACTTTCTAACCAAGTAATTGGATCTGGAATACTTGAATCTGCTGCTTTGGCGAATGTCCATACAAAATTATACAACAAAGTTAATTCAACTCGTTTTAAATCATCATATGAGATATTCGTTAACTCAAACTCCCCATCCTCATTTTGATTGTCTAATGCTTTTGCCAAAGTTAATAAATCAGCAAAAAAATCGCTCCCAAACTGCATTTTATACCGTAAAGGAGTAGCTGCATTAGAAGCCAACCTGATTTTAGTCGTGCCAATTTCAATAGTTTTTTCCATGATTAAGCAGCTGCTCCTTTTTCATAAACTTTTGTAAACCATTTATCGTAAACACCTGATGGAGTATCGGGACGTGTTTTGGTTTTTACTGCTTTATCTGAAGGACGTGGGCCAGCACTAAACGTTAGCTCAGAAGTGTTTGGATCGCCAGAATCTTTTGTTGTAGAGCCAATAGTTGGTCTATTTGCAGTGCAATAATATAACACATGGCGAGTTGCTGTTTTATCTCCTTCAAATTGGAACATTAACGCAAAAGGAGAGGTTTCAGCATTTGCATACTCTGTTTGAACTTTATCCGCATCATCTACTTTTTCTCCTAAAATTTCCACTGCAAAATCTTCAGGGATTCTAGCGCATGTATATGTTCCGTCATATCCTTGATTGTTTGGAGAAGTATAGTAATCTACATTATCTGCTTTAAATTTGATTAAATCTCCTGAAGGCTCAATAGACAATTCAACCGCCCCAGGAAAACGAACAGGTGTACCATAAGTAATTTCCCCTGTTTCTGGATTTAACATTGCTTTTGCATAATATACGTTTTCTAAGCCAAACTCTACACGATTTTTTTCAGGACTTCCTACTCTTTCTTTTTGTGCCATTTTTCTTCACCTCTTATTAAATTGTAATTTCATATGCTTTTAAATACATCTGTTCAGATGCTAGATACGTTTCGTAAGTATCAAATGGAATTTTTGCTGTGTTCAGCAATTCCTCTAATTTATTTTCTTCACGAATATTTTTCGTGTTCGTATATAGTTCAATGACAATCTCTGTTTTTTTACAATAGACTGCATTGTCTGCAAAAAAATTAGTACTTGTATTTTCGTAATAAAGTAAATAGGGCAACTCTGGAACTTGCCCAGGTTGCCATTCACGATATGAAATTGGTAATTCCATTTTGTCTAATAACTGTTTCAATTCTTTTAAAGTCATTGTTACGTCAATCTCCTAACCAATTCTTTTTCTAAAGAAGCGATAGCCTTTTCTTCCGCAGCTTCTATATGCGGTTTAGCGACTACCTGGCCGACTTTTCGACCACCCCTCTTTAATGCATGCCCATTTTCTAATAAATGAGTCAAACGATAGGTTGGATCATTTTGATAAATTACTTGTTTTGTTGGCCCTTGTTTTTTCTTTCGCCAATTCCGTGCATATTTTCCTGAACGTTTTGGACTATTTTGCTTCAATTCTTGAAGCGTTTCTTTCGCTACTATTTCAGTAGCTTCTCCTACGTTGGTTTCAACTTCTTCCGTGTATTCTCGAACCATCTTACTGATTTCTTTAGAAAGTTCACTAATATGGATTGCCTTAGCCATTAGCATCACCTAAGCTCAAACGACAAACCACTTCAAGTTCTTCGTAACTCTTTTGGTACGTGCGAATAATTTTGTATTTTTTCTCTTCAAATTCAAGATAGTTTTCTCCAGAATATTCATAAGGATGAATAATAAATAAATGAATATTTTCTATTCCATTTTGGCCAGCTTGATAAAATTCTCCTCTACTGACGTTTTCTTTACAAGCCATGACAGGAGTACGCTTATACTTTGGTATCTGATTGCCTATATCATCACTTGTAAAGCCATCATTTTCTAGAAGAACAATATCTAAATCCCATGTTCTATCCATTTTTATTCTCCTTTTCAGAAAGTACTAGATTATGCAAACGAAATTGTAAATTTCTAGGAAGAATACCTTCTCCTCTGGAGCGATAACGCCAAGCAGAATAATCCACAATAAACATCACATGAAGTTCATTATCTAAATCAATGGATACTCCTTGTTCTGTTTGCAATTCGCTGACGACACTTTCAATAATCGTTGATAAATAAGTATCACGATTTTTTGACATAATTCCTAAATTTACTTTTAATAACTCTAGTGTTTGATCACTCATATTTATCACCTAATAAAAAGAGGGAACTATTCTGTTCCCTCTAATAATTTTAGTAACTCTTTTTTGCTAACATTGTTTTTATACTCGATGCCTTTTTCGTCAAGAATAGTTTTTAATTCAGGAATAGTCAGTTTACTTAATGAAGTTTCTGCCAGTCTTGACTCTGGCATTGTTACTCCCCCGCTGGATCTAATGTTACTTCTACAAACGCTTCTGGAAGAACTGGTTTACCGTCATAACGTCCTAATCCTCGAACAGCCGTTTGATCCTCTCTGAATTTATAGTGACCTGACATATCAACTCGAACAGATTCACGTTCTACTAAAGTATATTTATCAAATACACCAAACAAAATTTTATCTTGTGGTAAGTAATTATTGAAAACTACTTTTAATCCTAAGAAATTAGGTTCAGCCAAGTTTGGTAATTGAACAACATCTACCCCATTAGAATTTACATGTAATGTTAACGTTGCAATTCGATTATAATAAGTTTGTCGATGCATTACTGCAACGATTTCTCCTGTGGCATCTTCCCCTGTATCAATTAAGCCCAATACTGGAATCAATTCTTCATACGTTGGTTTTTTCGTTACTTTATTTTTACCAGGAATTTTAGGAAGAATACCATCTGGTTGTTTATCATCTTTCCCTGTTCCTGTAACAATTGCTTTATCTAATCCTTTTGCGATAGAGCGTGCAATTCGTTTCGTTAAATAACCATCTAAATTAATAACAGAATCCTCTAACAGAGAATTATCAATATAGACAATTCGACCAATTTTGAATCCATCAAATTCAACTGCTGTTAATTTAGAATCATCCTCTTCTGGTAATGCGCCTCGCATTTCTAACCAAGTAGCTTCGCTAGTATCTACATCTAAAATTAATTTCACACGTCCTTTGGCAATCACTTTATCTACTAATGGATAAAGAGTGGTAAAATCACCAATGCGCTCACGAATACGATTAACAATAATATCTGGAATAATCAATTCTGCGCCGCTTGGTCCATCAGGCAATACTTGACCGTTTGCACGCATTTGTAATCTTTCACGTAATTCATCATAAAATTCTTTTACATCTGAACGTTCATGATAATCCATAAGATTTTTGTTTCGAGTTTCTTTTTTATCTCCCATTTTTCTTTCTTCTCCTTTACCTGTTGGTTTCTTTTCATTTAATCCGTCTAATTCTTCTTGTAAGGAACGAATTTCTTCCTCTAATTCTTTTTTTTGTTGATCATGAGGCTCTTTTTCTTCGTTGAATTTATTCACTTCATCTTCAACCGCTTGTTGTTCTTCTTCCGTTTCTGCTTCTTCAATTGCAGCCTCTAAATTCTTTTCTCGTGTTTTAAATTCAGCATCTTTTTCTTCTAATGATCGAAGTAATTCTGTTTTACTAGTAATTTTTCTTTGTAGCATAATTTGTTTTAATGCCATGATTAATTCCCCCTATTTTTTAATTGGCTCAATAATTTTTTACGCCATTGCTTTGTTTGTTTTTCACGGTATTGTTCTAATTGTGTATGTCTAGCTTGTACACCTGTATCTTCATATGCAGGAAACGTTACGACTGAAACCTCATGGAGATCGATTTCTTTCAATAGCCATTTAACCGTGCCATCTTCTCTCCAATCTGTTTCTTCATTCAGAATATTAAAGCCAAACGAGCATTGATCAACATCTCCTCGTTTCACACGTTCATAGAGATTTAGGGCATCTGAATCATTTTCATTAATAGTAATTTGTCCCCACAAACCTCTAGAATCAACGCTTAACTTTAATGTTCCTGATTTATTTCTACCTAAAACCAAAGTGGTTTCATGATTGGTCAACGCTCGTATATCATTGCTCAAAGAGCCGTTAAATGCTTCTGGTGAAATTTCTTCAAAAGCACCTGGCCAAAGTTCCGTTTCTTGATTAAAAACAGCGAAATAACCTTCAATGATTTTTTCCCCTGAAGTTTCTTCTCTGGTAGAAAAAGTCGTTGCCATAGAACGTGTTTGATTTTCTTTTACAGTCAATCAGAGTCACCTCCCTTAAGTTTACTTTGTTCTCCAATCATTCCTTGAGGAATAAAGTTTTCTAAAATAATTAGCTCATCTAAACCAGGCTTAGGTGAATCTCCTATCATATTCAAGACATCATTCCCTGTATAGATTCCTCGAATATACAAATTCATCCCAATTTCCGCTAATTCTTTCGTGTCATAAGCCAATAAACTCTTAGAATTGCATTTAAAATACCAATTCGGATTTTCAAGCAAGCCCTTCGTTAACGTCTGTTGAAAAATATCTGCAATAGCTTTAATTCTTGTACGAACAAAATTGTTATACTCATCTTTATCAAATGAACCAACGCCCAAAATAAATGCTGGAACATCTAATAAAGCTGCTACTGTTTTTTTGTCTATTTCCACTGATTCATTAATCGCAATATCTTTTAAAGATAATGGCTTTACTTGTTGGACATCTAATAGTTCTGCTGGAATAACCCAAGGTTCACCTGGTCTAGATTCTCCTAAATATTTTTCTTTAATTTGATTTCTTCCTGCTTCACTTGCAAGATTTTCATTCATTGCATCTACTTTCACAATAACATTCGGCATATATTGCCCACTCATAAATGATTTTTTTGTTGCATTTGCTTGTCGTAAATTATAGGTAATATCCCTTAAAGGGATTCGATAACCCGTTCCTTTCCATGGTTGTTCTGGATCAGGATTAATTGCAAAATGTAAGACTTCATCTGGTGAATAAGTCGTTGAACCATATTTCACAGAATAGCCATCTTCAAGTTCAATAAAGCTAACTTTAGATGGTTTCAAGGGTCTTAATTCATGAATAAAACCATCTTTCATTTCGGGAAAGACAATAGCATTTCCATCGCCAGGCAATAACATAGAATAAACAATGTTATAGACCCAATTTTTTCTAGTCATATATGAATAAGGTTCAATATCAATTTTTCTAGATAGTTCATTTTTCACACGAACATCGCCATTTTTTGAATTTTCCATTAAATGAATGGTCATTCCCGATACCAAATCGGCTATTTTTTGACAAGCAGTTTTTACTTCTGGATTATCTGAAAGTCTTGTATAGCCTGGTACTAATATTTCTCGAGAAATATCAGACATAAAAAAACCAACCGTAGGATCACTTGAGCCTGATGGTTGGGGAATTTTTGGTTCTGAACGTATTTTATTTGCTTTTTTTCTCTTTTTTGCCACAATAATCATCCTTTACTATTTAATATTTACGATTTAACCACTCTGTTCCGACATTTCCATAAGCCATATCTTCCAACATCTGGCAACAGCTAAATACACTCGCATCGAATAAATCGATACGTTGTACCCCACCATCACCATCTAGTTTATCGTACTGAATCATATCATCAGTTTTTTCAATCGCTCGCACATTCTGAACACAATATTCGTAGGCATCGGAATGTAAGTAATAGAACTGTTTATTTTTGACTTTCACCTCGATATGACGGAAGCCTTCTGATTTCTTATAAAAGTATTGTGGTTGATCTTTAATTTTAAATCCTGCTTTTTTCATTTTAAAAAAGAACTCTCGACCAAACTTTTTATCAAAACCAACAAGTTTAATTTTGAAGCCTTTTTGTTTCATAGAAATAAACCAATTAACAATATCATCATGTAAAACGGTAGGCGTGTTACTCATCGTTAACCAACCATCTTCTTTCCAACCAAATAAAGGAATACCATCTTCTTCTGCTTTCTTTACTGCTGCTAATTTCGGGAAAAAGGCATGCGTAATACAAATATCTATTCCTTTATATGAGCTGTATAAAGCACCTGCCGTTAAATCATGTAGTTTTGATAAGTCCGCACCGCCGTACCAAACAATAGGTAATCTTGCTAAATCATCTAATGTCCAATCGTATTGCATATCCGAACTTCTAAACTCATTAATATCGAAATAGGCATCCATTGCATTCGTAAAGACATTCAGCGTTTTATTTAAAAACTCTGTTTTTAATTGTGGTTCATTCATTGCTTGTGAAGCATCATCCAATAACTCTTCTAAAGTAACTGTGACATTAATGGACGGTGTACACATTTCTAAAACTTCAGGATCATCAATTGTGGTAATTTCTCCTTTACTATTTAAAATATTCCCTTCTTCATCTTGATCTGCTTTGCAAATAAAAATGAAATAAGAGTCATACGCAGAATCAGTAATTGACCCATTCAATACCTTCTGTAAAGTTTTTAAACGATTGGCTAAAAATCCATCAGGAATATCACCTGCCGTTGAAATACCTATCAATAATTTATTACGATAAGCTTTCATCGCATTTTTCATCAACGTGTACTTTTTAGCTCCTGCTCTTTTCCAAGAATGCAATTCATCTAATACTAAACAATTACAGTTTAAAGAGTCCAATTTATCTTCTTGGTTAGCAATTGCATAGATTTCACTTGTCCCATCTCCAAAATTAATTGAAATCGAATGTTCTTGATTGTTATCACGTATTCGTAATTTCTCGACATCCTCTTTCAATTCGTTCACATTATCCACTAAAAAATTAAAACACTCTAGTGTTTGTTTAACTGAATTTGCGACAATATAAGCTTTTGAACCAGAACGTCTATCTAAAATACTCTTTGCTTCAGTTAGCGCCGCACTAAATGCTGTTTTCCCTTGTTTTCGAGGCAAAAAAATAAGCGCTTCTTTAAACCGCCGAATATCTGAATCTTTTTCAAAAAAACCAAATAGATTCACACAGACAAATTTTTGCCAGTCTGTTAACAATAATGGTTGTCCTTTATAACTTATACCATTTCTATCTTCTCCTTGGACATGATGAATCGTTCCTTCAATTAAATTAATGACAAAATCAAATTGTTCTTGCCTAAAATCAATATCTGTTCGTGTTAAGTCTTTCAAAAACCTTTCGCAGGCTAGCCTTCTATCTAAATTTGCTAATATTTTACAATCAACAATTGCCCGTGCATAATTTAAAGCTGTTTCAAAATGCTTAGATGTAATTTTCGATAAATCCATCAAATCACATCATTTGTTGCTCTAAAAGTTTAGCAAAAGCTGATTTTTCTTTTTTCGGCACTTCTACTTCAGCTTGATAGGTTCTAGCGTTTAACATCAACCGATCTGAATACGTACCTATATCTTTTCTGAGGTTTTCTAAACTTGCTAAAATAGGTGACTTCTTCCCACCACTTTTTTCTGTTTCCAAAATAATTTCATACCCTTGTTCTTCAAATTCACGGCTTAAATAGTTATATTGATAAACCATATCTGCATAAACCTCAATAATTTGATTGTATTGTGGCTTATACGTTCCTAATTCTTTCATATACTTGATTGTACGTTTTTTAATGCTTTCTCGTTTTGGAATTTTTTTAGCCAAGTTGTCACCTCCTCAAACTAAGATATATTACTGCGAAAAAAAAGGCTTTTTTCTGCACGGTTTTGACGACTAAAAATAACGCTAAGCGTTGATATTTAAACATTTTTTATTCAGGAAAAAATTTTTTCAAAATCCTCTCGCTATTGGAAAAAGTTCCCATAACCGTTTTCCCTAAGCTCTTTTTCATTTTTCAAAAGGAGGGGGGCTTCAAGCGTTCACTTTTCCATTTTTCAAATTCTTTCCTTCGTTTTCTTTGCCAATACAACCCTTCTCCGATAATTTTGTTGTTTTCTCTATCGTGAAAAGTATTATGCCTTTGATGCGTTAAAGGTAATAGATTCCAATCAACATATGCTAGTTCAGGATATTCTTTTCTTGGGTAGATGTGATGGACCATTTCAGCTTTTACACTTAAACCATATCTTTTACTTTCTTGACATTCATATTGATATTGTCTCAGGATTCTATTCTTTTTCTTTATCCACTTTTTATTTCTATAGAAGTGTTCATTGTCTATCTCTTTTGATTCGCTTATTTCTGTATCAATAATGTTATGAATGAAATCATACGTAAAAGTTTCAATTGCTATATCTTCTGTTTTAAATTGTGGCAAAGCACCTAATACAGTTGGTTGTTTAGATACAGATGTATCTATTAATATTTTTTTCCCTCCTATCCCATCAGCTCTACCATGTGTAACAATTGCTTTAGGATACAGCCGTTGTATTTCTTTTGCAGTACTACAAGAAGAAGCAACTATTGTATATCTGCCATCTTCAACATAATCACGTAAGGTTTTGCTTTTCAATCTGTTCCCCTCCCCTTCCCTTATATTATTTACCTCACATACTTCTCTATATTCTCTTGTATATGCTTATCTTTCCAACTACCATACCCACAATAAACAAGCTTACACGCATCAATTTCTTTCGGCGTGGCTTCTCTTGTCATTTCGACAATGGATGCATTTTTCTTTATCTGCACAGACATTACAACACGTACTGAATCAGTTGAACGGTTCGGCTGTGGATATTTATGTGTTAACGATACATACCAATAGCTTTTCATGTTCTCTCTCCTAATTGTTTTTATGTATATTTGTTTATTGTAAGACAAACACTTTAATTCCTGTTATACTCACTGAAAGACAGCAACTCCTTTTTGCTTCATGTAACACTTCCAGTTATTTCAAAACATAATCTGCTGTCTGGCCACTAGATATTTTATCTGGTGGTTCTTCATGTGAAAACAATCCAAATATCCGACAAAACTTGACAGCTGTGTTACACTTGTTTTAGGTAGCACTCTTTCATAATAGCTAAAGTTCATAAACTACAAGTGACACGAGATTTTCACTAACGCTACCTAGCCACTAGATCCCATAGTCTAGTGGCTTTTTTATGTACGAAAAAAGACCACTCATTTATATTGAGTAGCCTGCTTTAATTCTTTTTTCAAACGATTTAGTTTTTTTGCATCTTCTTGCTTAATGATTTCAAATAACTTAAACATAACAATACCTCCAAACAAAAAGAGGCACTTGCAAGCTAGTGCCTCATCGTGAATGTAGCAGAAACATCTATTGACGATTCTTTTATTTAAGTAGCAAAGCTACCTATTGGCGTGACAGGAATCGAACCTGCCTCTTATCTCGCTATATGCTCGTTGCATCCCAGATGCTTCACGCCAACGAAAGGATTTTTATACTATGCCATTATTGAGATTGCCTACCGTAATCTCAATATCGCTGGCAAGGATTTGCACCTTGCATGATTAGATTTACCCGATGGGCCAAAGCCCTACATACGAACTTATACGTTGTTCCAACGTCTAATCTCACGTACGAGCGTCTACCTGTTCCACCACAGCGATAAATCACTCACAAACCTGTAGAAAAAAGAGAGAGGAATTGCACCCCATTTCTTTATTTTTGAGAACGTCTGATTTGTGAGTGATCATTGCAACTTACATAGCGCTATCTTGACAAGTGCTTTCAGCGTACGTCTACGTGTAAGTTTTATGCCAAGTTTATTGCAATATTTGCTACCTAGACTAAACGAGACAGAAAGAACTGGACTTTCCACATCCTTATTCTTTAT